AACTTTAGTTCACTTTGGTAGTTGGTAAACTCAGCATGGTCAACCAATTGAACAATGTTCACGTGACACTGCGCCAATACACCTTGGCTTTGTAATTCACTGGCAGTGAGACGACCAATCACTGGACCAAGACTGCATTTCAATGCTTGCGATTCAAATGGTTCTTTGGGTATGGTTCCTGTGAGTCCCCAACGAATGGGTATACGACTCATTACCCCGGTCAGTAGACTCTTGAGTGCGTCGGCTTTGGCCATATGAACTTCGTCAACAATCACACACACCACATCTTCCAAGAACTCGCCTATGGTAACATCGCCCACTGAGTTCTTGGTATTCTTTAACAGCACATTTAAACTTTGCCATGTGCAGATAGTGTGTTTTCTTCCCCACTCTTTGCGATCACCAAAATAAACACCTACATCCTGTTGCATATTGATGTAGTCTCGTTCTGTTTGAGTTACAAGACTCTTGTTGGGCACAATCACCACTGTGCGACCATATGGCGCTACCGCATTACTCAATGCAGCAGTGATAACAGTCTTGCCAGCACCTGTGGCAATCTCCTGTATGCATTGTGGGTCTGCCAAAAAATTGTTGATAATTTCCACTTGATAGTCACGCAACACCATTGGTTCACCTTCCATTGGGTGACCCTTGGGCCATGTAATATGATTGAATGACTGTTCTGTTACCGGTTCGAACTCAAATGTAGTCGAGTAGTCTCGACGGTCATTCAGTTCAATATCATAATTGAACTTTTCTAGGATAGGAACAATTTCTGGCAACAGGTTCACATAAGTGCTGCCGCCCAGTTGGAAATAGCTGACCTTGCCATCCCAACGTCCAAGTCTTACCGCTGGAAGATAACGTGCTCCTGGCACATCATACTTGAAAGCATTGACCAATGCACGACGAGCATCAAGTTCAAGTCCTTCTATCTTGATATTGACTTCATCTCGTATGATAATTGTGGCTGTTCTCATTTTATATAAACTCTGCTAACACGCTGTCGTTGCTGTATTTCTGCAAGCAATTGTTCTCGTGGCATGGTTTCAACAAGTTCTGCTACTGGAAATCTCAATGGTAACATGCGAGGATCTTGAAAGGTTGTATATCCATGTTCAAAGAAAAAATCTTGATGCTGGTTGTAGTAGGTCTGCATTCTAACTAATTTTTCTGCAACATACGCTACAGTATCTTCGTAGAACCGAACATTAAAGTCTGCAGAATAATGATTGAATGGCTTGAATGCATTATCACTAATGTAGTTATCATTATCTTGTGTTAGATCTTCTAAAGTCTTACCTATTTCGGCATAGTTGGCACACACACTACCAAATTTTGGATTGAGAGTTCCGCATTGGTGCATGACATCAACTGATAAAGTTTTTGTTTTGGGTAAGCCATACCATGTGCATACAAACCTGGGTCTATTACCAAGAATTACAGATTCACAACGATGCACATCCACATTTAAATCTGCAAGATGTTTACGAATTTTTTGTGGAACCGAGCCATAGACCGGGTGCGATGGACATTCGTCCAGTAACCCATGATACCTTTCAAATATACTGTGCAAATAATTGAGTGTGTCTTGATCTCTCACTGACTCTATGCTTTTTTCTATAATAGGATTCCATTTGTTTATTTCAGCACAGGTCAATTGTATTCGTGCCAGTGCTTTATTTTCTGCTGCCTGTTGAGACTCGAATCCATAAAATCTACAAGGATCATCCAATGGATACTGATCGCGCATAGACATTCGTTCCAACCAAAGCTTAGTCAAAGGATTGTCTAATATTTTAAATTGCAGATTAAGATCAATTAACTCAATATTCAAAATCATATTTTATTATATGACATACAAACAATAAAGTCAAAAAAACAGGCACCTAAGTGCCTGTTGTAAATGAACTGTGAGTCATAGTTCAGGAGCTACCATATTAACTATTCTTCATACAGGTGCTGATGGCCAGAGCTCTCCAGTTATCAACCGACACTTTGGTCAAGTCTGCAATCTTTAGTGCCATGCGCAGACTCATTTCACGCAGTCGATCTTGGTTGGTGTTCATGAACTCGATGATCTCATTGCCCTGCTCCGGTGTAAAATCGTAGTCTGCAAACAGTTCGCCTTTGAGGTAAATCTGTTTGATACGCAAGAAACGATCACGCATGGTGTTGAGTGTAAGATCCAAGAAGTGGCAACGACTCTGTAAAGCTTCCAAATGATCTTGCAACTTCTTGCTCTTGAGATTTTGAAACTGCAAATTGGTGATAAAAATGCACGAACCTTTGAAGTCAAACATGTCCGGAACACCCTCTCTGCGCAACATGGCACTGTCGCTGTTCCAGTAGATTCTACGCTTCCTGCCCGAATCCAAGGCTGCTTTTAAAATATTCAAACTCAAGTCGTCCTGGAACACCGAGTCACAGTCGTCGAACACCAGGACGTTGTTCCGGTCTGAATGTTTATACAAGGTACAATAGAGACCAATAGGAGTCATGGCACCCTTGATAATTTCATACTTGGCCCGGCGGCCACTCAGCTGATCAAACAGGCCCGAATGTTCTAGCTGTTTTTCCACACCGTGGCTTTTGCCCACACCCGGGGGGCCAACCACAATCATTGCCCGGACGTCACCGGCAATGGTGGCCTTGGTCATCTGATCCAGGATGTCAAATCGTTCACCAATTCGAGCAATGACTTCTTCGTCGGTCTCCGCCGGCGCTGTTGCTCGAGCAGATGTTTTGACAACCGGTTCTGTTGCTGCCGTTCCTGCAGTGAACTCTACATTTTCGATCGAATCCACCCTGATACGAACTACATCTGGTGTATCCTCACCAAAGTAACCGTCGGCATTCACTGTCACATAGCCTCCCTTGGCTCCGGTTTGATAACCTTTAACCAGAGCAAACGTCACATTGTTTACGGGTTGATTACGATAACTACCATGTTTCACAAGAATTGAAGACACGTTTCGGCTCCTAGTCTAGGTTGTTGATACGAGTATATTATACGAAAATGGCCGTTTTTGGTCAACTGTTATCGTGACTGTTTTTGTGCTTGGGTCGACGCTGATAGTGAGTTTTTGGCTCAACTCGCTTGGGCCGGAACGGAGTGTTGCAGGAAAACAACACCCCGTGCGCACGAGTTTTGCGTAGATTTTTCTGTTTCATAATAGAGCAATTATAGCCGAATGAACATTTTGGGTCAACCATAAAAAACCCGCCACGTGGCGGGTTTTTAGTAGATTAGTGTTTACTAACCAATACAATGTTTGTTAATCTTCGGCGCCAGGAACAGATATAACGAGATCGTGTTCCAGTGTTGAACCTGGATTTACTACATAATGCCATGTTCCCAGGCCCAATGATCTGTCAGCAGTTTGTATGACACCATCAATGGTCACATTGATGCGAGGATCTTTTACACCATTGTCGTCATCGACAGCAACATCAACATAGTCATCGGGGCCGGTACTGAATACAATTGCCCCCATCTCCAATTCACTGTAATTGGCCACAATTTGTCCAAATTCCACTGCACTGCCTTCAACAGAAACCGCCATGTGCTTGGTTCCAACAAAATCCAATGGGACATCAAATGCGAACAAAGTTGGTGCTGTTTGTTCACCATCGTTGTCGTCGGTGGCAGGCACCAGATCAACTGAGTCAGAGAAAACTGTGACTCCTTCCAGCACGGCAGTTATTTTAGCAGTGCCAGATCCCCAACCCAGTAGTTTTATATTCCTGTTTATCATTTCAATCCCTCGATAGGTTATATTTAGCCAATGATTGCGTTCGATATTTTTTCAACGCTGGTATCATCATACGGTATTTCTACAATTTTCAATAAGAAATTAGTTTCATTGCACCACTGGTGCCAGCTGCAACAATCAACATATATTTATGTGAATCAAACCTGCCCAATGGTTTTTGCTGATTTTTCATCAATGATAATTTTCATGTGAATATTTATACCTACCAGACAGCCATGCTCAATAAACTATGATCAATCCAAGGCACAATCAAATCCTGTTGTCTTAGGTAATTGTAAGCAAAAATGCTTTTCTCAGCAGATTCGGGCAAGAGTTTAAGTTCCGATAATGTATGCCAACTGGTATTGCGGGGATCCTGAGGGGCCTGATTGCTGCGATAAACTATGGCATGAATCCAAGGTTCTGATAACGATTGTTTAAAAAACCCAGCGCCGCAGTCCCAGCCGGCTGTGGCCAGCATGTACATAAGACTAACCATGGTATAATGATAGTAGCATCCGCTGGGCAACGCATAAGAAAGTTGTCGACGATGTATTTGTTGTGTCACAGGCACTGTCAATGACAGCATGCCTCCCGGACTGGCAATGTGCCACCAATTGCTCAAAGTCTGTAGTGGGTGTACAGCATACTGAAATGCATCATGACACCACAACACATCAAACCCGCCATCAACAGCAGTTATTGGGTCTTCAAAATTACCCGGTCGATATGAAATATTTTTATATTTGTCAGCAGCTGGTAATTTTTCATATAGATCGATACCGTAACATTCGATGTTCAATGGTTCGGCCTCGTCGTCACGGGTGGTTCGTGTAGCCCACCATACCAAGTCATCGCCTGACCCGCAACCAAGGTCGACCACAGTGCGTAAACTCAGCATAAAATCGTCGTAATTAAATAACTGATTTAGTGTTTCAAGACTGTGTTGATGGCTATCGCCTGGGTGTGCAAATGTCATAATTGAACGTCCTCCATACCAGCGGCTCGTAGTCTTACCACATGGCCCAGCATAAAATTTTTACTTTCCATTCCTTTGAGTATGCCCAAATATCGATTGCGCAGCAGTGCTACTTCATTGATCAAGGTTTCGAATTCGATCACTTCGTCTTCTCCATCGACATATTTTTCGGCATCGCGGCTGGTTAGCGCACGAGCATAGCCTTCGAGATATTTTTGAAAATGTTGCCGACGTATTTTACGCAATCGAATGTTGAGATAATTCAATACCGCTTCAATTTCCTGCAACTGATTAAATCTATGTTCGGTAATACCCGGAAGAGCTGTGATATTTTTTTCAATCAATCCACCTACTCGACAGTCGCGTTTGGCTTCATCTAATTCTTGTTCGTAGTAGCTAATGAAATCAGGTATATTGCTCAGATCAGCTACAACTTTACTATACCACACGTTCTAACTCCTTTACCAACCAAGGAAAAGTCTTTTGCCAATTTAAATTGTGACGGCGGTCAATTTCGTCCAGTGTCACTGTCAGTTGATTGATTTTTTTCTGGTCTTTGGATTTAGAACGTAACCGAGACTGAATACCTTGCATGTGTTTTCTAGCTTTTTTTTGTTGCCATGTATAGGTCGTCATATTATCAAGTATTGTTTTAAAACCATTATCAGTCATTAATAATCATCATTATCGTCGTAGTCATTGACTTCGTTAAAATCTTCCTCGACTGTGTCGAGATCCTCTAGATCGCTAAGGTAACTGATCAATGCTTTTTTAACTTCCCTATCACCTTTAAAAACTGCCTTGATTTCATCCGGGCCAATATCGTTGTCAATCAATATCGATACAAATGATTCTGCCGCATCATTATAGTCTACAATGTTGACGTACCTTTTAAGTTCAGACCAAATTTCGTTTGCCAATTCAACTGTCATGATTACTCCTCCGTTGTTATTTCGTCAATTGCTGTTGTTTCTTTTTGATTTTTAAAATCCAACATTACTCGATCCAGGCACCCATCTTCGTTATTTTCCCACGCCTTGCGAAACTGTTTGATAATTTCGCCATCGCTGGTCACAAACATCAGTCGATTACCATCTTTCTTCAATAGACCTTTTTTCTCAGCCAAGTCTGTCAGACCCGAATAGGGATTCATGCCGGTTTCATAGGGAATCTTGACCTGCATACCTTCAAAAGGTTTTGCATAACGAGTCTTCATAACTTTACAACCGGCACGAATACCCATGACTTCCGAGACCTTGTTGCCGTCCTCGTCTTCTTTGAGTTTCATTTTCTTCATGGCCACCACAATACTGGAAGCATAGATAAAGCCCTGACCGCCTGAAATCTTGTCGTCTGGATCGAACATGTCCTGGCTGGCATAGGTGTGATTGGTACAAACCATGCCCACATTGTAGCTGCCAAACATGTTGACACAGTTGCGAACCAATGCAGTCAATGCCTTGGGTTTACGGCCCATGTCGCCTTTTAAATCGCCTGATTCAAATTGATTCATGTCAGTTGGGGTCAGCAGCATGCCCAAACTGTCAATGACAAACAGAACTTTCATACGCTCACCATTGGGCAAGGTCTTGTAGTCAGTCATGAATGTCGAAATGGTTTTAGCCACATCATCAATCATGGCCATGTTGAGTTTGAGCAATTTGTCCTCGCCGGTGTCGACCCCCAGGGCATGCAACCATGCTTCGTCCAGCGCATTTTCTGTGTCAATCAAAATAACAAAGATGCCTTGCTGTTGTGCGTTCTTGACAATGTTGCCGGAACAAATGTAACTCTTGCCCGCGCCCGACTCGCCGGCAAACACGGTGACCTTGCCCAGAGGAATGCCTCGGTTAAAGTCGCCCGAAATAAGATAATTTAAAGCATAGTTGCCTGTTGAGATCCAATCAGTAGGGTCGTTGAACCCAATCGACAATCCGTCGATGCTCTTGGTAATGTCTCTACGGAACTTGCTGACGTCAAACGGTTTTGTCATAATTATTTTCCTTCTTTAAGTTTGTATAATTCTGTAAAAATCTTGCTGCTGTCTACTCCGCGCCGGCGGTCCATTATTGCCAATTGTTGAAACGAATTTGACAAACTCCGATCAACCGGTTGTGCAATATAGTGCAACATGTTACGATAGCTGTCCTCGAGCAGATACTTGGGATTCTCGTCAATTCGCGATTGTAATTTCAATGTCAACAAGTTTAACACAGCATCCGGTAAATGTCTAATATTTAGGTAATCAGGAGTCAGTAGCGCCCCAATAACAAAACTGTTGTTATGAAATCCTAGGCCTTTTAGATAATCTACACAATCAAATACGCTGTCATAGTTCAACAAAAACCACAACATATTGAAACTTATCTTATGGTCAAGTTGTCTAATGGTGTTTAAATTATCTAGAAAGTCAGACCACCGGCCACCAAAACGTATGTATTCAAATTCATCTCCGACAGATTCTACACTCACTGTCCAATGAACATTTTTAAAACCACACACTGCGTCAAATACTCCAGTGTCAACCTTGCTGAGATTGGTGTTGATCCTGAGATTAATGTCAGGATTTAATTCTTTGAGCAGTTCTAAATTCTCTTTCATCAACAAAGGTTCACCACCGGCTAGATACACATGTTTGAGATTTTTGGCATGTTGATAAATGAATCGTTTAAAGTCAGCCAACTGTTGGTGGGATGGGGTTGCTGTTTTGACGCCCAATTCATCGGCCCATTTGCTGCTGAAACTGGGACCACAGTACACACAGGCAAGATTACACAAGTTGGTCCAACGAACATCAATGGCCTGTAGATCAAAGTTGTTAGGCCTATAGGTATCCAGTGGAGTGTGTTTGAATTCTCGTATATAGAAAATTCTGTCACTGATGATATCAAATCCCTGTTTGCCACGTTCTAGATCATAGCAAGTGTGACAGCCGGCAGCTGGCTGGTTGTTCGTTATGTTGATTTGCTTGCTTATGTTCTTGGAACCTAATAGGATTTCTTCAATGGGTGTGTCTTTGATATTGCCTAATTGTCCAGTCCGAGGGTCAGTACGAATACAATTTTTGACCGATCCGTCAAAGTTGAACATTAGCCCGGTCCAGGGCATGGGGCAAAAATATTGATTTGTCAGAATATCTTTTGGATTCATTTATGCAACGGCCCTAGAGATATGTCCGGAATAACCAATCCATTTGATTCGGCCATCCTAAATAAACTGACCAAAGTTTTTGCCCAGTTGTCGACATTGGCAGCGGGCGGAACCGTTTGTCCGGGCTGTGTTGCAATGTAGCCGGGACGAACAATAGTGATAGAAATACCAAGTCGTTGATACCTTAGCTGTTTTACCATTTCTTCCAGAGCAATTTTTTGTTGATGATAAGCCAACATATCTAAACCCGGCAGCACAGAGACAGGATCCTGTGTCATTATTGTACTGATCACAACGATTTGTTTTCTTGTGCCGGTCCAGCGACGGGCCATTTCAAACAGCAATTCGGTTTGTGCGTATCCTACCTGGGCATTGTTGACAAACATGTCGCAGGGTTCAATTTGATCGCAAATCTTGGATATATTGCGAATGTTGTTGCCTTCACGTTTACTCAACCCGACCACTTCGTGCCCGCCGAGTAGATATTCTTCTGTCAATGCCCGACCTATTCCAGCTGTGTGTCCAGTGACTGCTATTTTCATCTGATTCCTCTAAGTTGTTTTTGTTTTGCTATATATGCAGCTCTAGACGCTGCGTCTGTATTATCAACACTTAACTCAAAGGGCAATTTTAAATAGGCATAACTGTGATCAATATTGTGTTCTCGAGCAAATTGTTGAATGTTAGGCAAATCTTCTATATTCAATATGCTGACTGTGGTCCATAAATTTAGAGACACTGGCATTGTTTTGTATGCCATTAAGTTATCATAAAAATCCTGCCACGGTATAGGCCAACGCACAAAATCATGAACCGCACCAATACCATCGCAACTCACTGTGACAGTGACTTCAATGCCACGATTGGCAATATCAACCAGCTCAGTCAATACCGTGCTACAATTTGTGTTGAGCCGTAAAGTTTTGAGATTTGGTGGCAGGTTGGCTAAAATTTTCTTATAGTTCTTACTGTAACTGGGTTCGCCGCCGTTGATGTCTAAATGAACAATTCTCTCTTGTGGTAATTGCCAAAATCGATCAAGATTGTTGACCACCGGAAATACTCGACCTTGTAAACTGCCTATCCTGGTGCTCAAGTTTTCGTTACAGGTCTGGCAAGCAGCATTACACAAATTGTCCAATACACCCCCCACTTGTAAATAATCTGTCTGCGTGGTTCGGTTATGTAATTTTGTAGCGTAAACTCGAATGCTGTTGGGTTCTGTTTCTTGACATCGACTGCACTCAGCGGGCCATTCATTGTTGCTGATTTTTTCTTTGGCCTCAGACTTCCATTGACTGGCCTCCATTTCATCCAACGTGGCAAATTGCGGGGCATTGACCATGTGCCCGCAAGGACTGACAGTGCCGTTGGAATTGAAACGAACAAAATGGTCTAGTCTAGGACAGTACATGGTTTTAAAATTTTTTGTGCGTGTCCAATTACATATTCATGTGCTGCGGGTTCGACTCGTTTGATCTGTTGCAGCAATTGATGAAATGTCATGGATTGACCAATTGATTCAAATATCACTGTGTCTATGCGCTGATACATTTCGTTATTTTTTATTTGTTGTATCTGTTGTGTTAACTCTTTTGATGCAATTTCTATGCCAGCTGGTTTTCGATTGATCCCTGATGTTATGACACCAATATCGTTCATTGATAGAAAATTCAACTTGGTGTCTGTTGTTGTGTATCTTGCTAAATTTAGCAACCAATTGAATTGCGAACAATAATGACGATTCAAATACAAATAATTTTGAGCAAACCATTGGACTGTAGACCGATCGAGATACGGATTATCTCTGAGTATGAATTGAATAAATGTGTTGATACCCGACACCAATCGATCTTTTGGATCTCGTATCACAACGTCAATACTGTGAATTTTCAAAATCTGTTGATTAATTAACAGTTTAAGATTGTTTCTTTTTCTCAATGCCAAAAAACTACTATGTCCATTTTTAAATATAGGATAGACATACCGCTGTGAGGGTACTACTTCTAGTACCTCACAGCGGTCTGGAAACAAAATGTGATCTAACTGCGATAACATTTGTTAGGTTTTTTGACGAGCCCTGATCATTGCCAAGATGTCTTGCGCTTTGTCACTAGTTGCTGGTTTGGACACCGCTGGTTTGGACACCGCTGGTTTGTCTTCATCATCAAAGTTGTCGGCCACTGCTGGTGCAGTTTTGGCAGTTGCTTGACGAGCATCTTCATGACCGTCAACCACCATTGCTGCAGGTGTAGAACTGCCTGCTGGTGCCGACACACCTGCTGGACGGAAATATTGACCCCAACGTTCTGTGTCATAGCTTTGACCATCCACACTGGCTTCAAACATTTCTTTGATGACCTTGAGTTCAACATCCGTTGGCTTCTTGGGCATGAATGTGCTCAAGTCAACCAGTCCGTATTTCTCAATGGCCGCCTGTTCGGCTTCGGTCAGTGCTGTTTCTTTTCTAGCCCACTTGGATCCGTTGTAGTCAGCAAAGCCACCTTTGGAGGATTTGCTGATACGGAAGTCCAGGCCACGCAGATAGTCCGTTGGCAATTCTTCCAATTCAGGATCCATCAACGCACCTTTGATGGTGGTAAAGATCTGAGGACCAATGATGAATCTACGGATTGGATTTTCCGGAGTCTTGTCGTCGGCCAAGGAATTTTCACGCACAAAGCCTTGGAAAATGTAGCTGCGCTTTTTCCAATACTTACGACCCATTTCTTCCAGGCTCTTGTCTTTGAACCAAGTGCGAACTTCGGTCAGCACCGGGCAAGTGTCGCCCCACATTTCCATACAGGGAATTTGCGTATACACCTGTTTGGATTCCAGTTCACCCTTGATGCCATTGAATGGCAACCGAATCATGGCTCGTTCTTGCCAAAAGAATGTGTTTTTGGTGTTGCCGTCTGGCAGGAATCGTAAAGTGCATGATTGCCCCTCCTCAAGATTCCAATGAGGATAAATTGAATTGTCACCGCTTGTGGAGTTTCCGCCTTGTTTGGATTCGCTGGCGGCCAGTCTTGCGCGAATTTCTGCCAATGATGCCATAGTTAAGTTGCCTTTCTAAAGTTTACTATGTGTTGCCTATCTAAATGTTTAGATGTTACGTTGCCTGTGATGCTGACAAAAAAGCGCATACACTTTTACAAGTATACACGCTGGTTTGAGTAGCGTCAATAGTATTTATATGGCACAGTTGCTCAGAATGTGATTTTACTTCTTCATTCCAGAAAGTTCTTTCAAACGATCCAAAAAGCTGGTGTTTTTGCCAACTTCGTTCATCCGGCCTGAATGACCGTATTGACCAGCTAGAGGCGACTGGGATTTGTCGGTTACAGAATCTGGGTGCGGCTTACCGTGAGCACGTTGATAGAAATCAAATTCATGTTTGCGATCTTTTTGTTCAATGTCTTGAGGGGTCAACGGCGCTTGGCCTTGTGCTCGACGTTGGATGGTTGGGATTTCATAATCCCTAGGATTTGTAGGATCAATTGCCTCGTCAGTTTCTTCTTTACCGCTCAGTTTGTCTCCAATTTTGCCACCGGCTAGCCCACCTGCCACACTCGAATTGGATTCAAGATCCGCCGGGTTGGTTGCTTCGGGTGGATTCGTTTCAGCTGTGGTATCGACCTGCAACTGATCCAACACCTGACGCACTTCAGGGAATTTACTGAGTTCTTGCAAGCGATCAATCACAACTTGACGAGCATCAGCATTGGCGTCTGTATCGGCCAAGTTCAACAATTGATCAAACAGGTGATCATCGCCCACCAGGTCATACAGTTGTTCGGTAGCATTGGTAGCATCGGCTCCCACTGGCAAATTTGTGCTCAGTAGTTCGATCAGTTGGCTTTGTTTTTCTGGTGTGTCGGGCAAGGCCCAGGTACCCTCTATCAGGCGATTGGCCCAGGATTCAAATATGTCGGCTTCTTTCATTGCTGTTCCTTGTTGTTGTATTTTGGCCAGCAGGGGTAGTGCCGACTCGATTCTTGTGTCAATACTCTGCTTGACAAAAAGATTTTTTAAACTTTCAATCACTGCATCCTGTTCTGAAACATCAGCTGGACTCCAGGATTCAAAATAGGTGCTGTATCCGGTGCGGGTACTGAGACTTTTGAGACTGCGTTGCAAGTTTGATTGATATTCAGTCACTTGTTCCAACAGTTGTTGGGTGTCGCCCTCAAAGATCTGACCTTGATTGGCTCTGCGGAAACGACTCAGTACGGCCAATTCTGTGACCATTTCGCTGATGTGATTGCCTCTGATATCATAAGGGCGTCCTCCTGAGCGCACATGTTCCAGCATGGCACGGCCACCGGTCAAGCTCTTGAATGGTAACTTGTATCTCTCGCCGTCGGCTGTTTCAATAAACAGGCTTTCAATGTAACGAAAACGGGCATCGCCTTCGGCAATGTTCTTTTTATGACGAATCATCAGTCGTGCTTCAGTTGCGGCACCGTTCCAGCTGGTTGTTCGGTTACCAGTCCAGGATTCGAGCAGGCCTTCTCGTATGGCAGCTTGCCCTTGCATGCTGTAGCGCAAACGATTCAAATTTTTGATGCCAAAGCTCAGGAAGTTTCTAACAGCAAAATTTTTCAACTGTTCTAAGAAAGCGAACCAGTCGTTTTTGTCGTTATCCTCCATG